AAAGTTATTTTTCCTATGGAACAAACGTTCATTCCAATGATTAAAAGGAAAATTCTTACTTTTATATTTCAAGTAATTAATACAGAATTGATGAAATCCTTTGATTCTTCACCAAAAATTTAATATTTTTGTTTAATGAGTTTTAATAAAAGATTTATTGACCTAAAAACAAGTTTATATTTCCTTGAAAATGGGGGGTTAGAAAAATACTATGGCAAAAGCGATGCCCTGATATTCGAGGACGAACTTAGTTCAGAAATTTATAACCTTTATAAAAAAGGTTATTTACAGGAAGAAATAATTTCTATTATAAACGAAAACATGGAGTAAAAAAACAATGAAATGTATTAAAGCAACCCGAGCTACAAAAAATATCGAAGTAGGAGAAATCATAAGAGTTGATGACAAAACTGCTGACAATATGGTGGGATTGTCTTGGGTTTACGTTCCAAAATCAGAATGGAAACTTGCAACTCGTAAATCCAAGTCAAAAAATGAAAGTGAAGAACCAAAAAAGGGGTTAAATCCTAAACAAATAGATGGACAAACTTTAAAAAAATCGTTCGTAAAAACAAGAAAAAAAATAAGTAATGGCAAACGTTAAAAATCATTTATTCGAAATGCTTCGTTTGGAAGCGGAAGCTCAAAAAGCAAAAGCTCTTTTGAGTTTGGAACTGTTATCAAATCACGGTGTGGGAATTGGTGACCACTCAACAGCAGATTACTACAAAAACGCTGAAGAATCTCTCCAAATGCTAGTAGATGCTGATGATAAACTCGCAACTATTCAGAAATATTTCAAATAATGAAAAATGTTTTTAGAAAATTAGAGTGGTATTTTGACTTTTACATAGCATACTTTTTATATAATGGAAATAAAAGAGCCAAATACAACCAATATATGGAACAAAAATGGGGGAAAATTTAACCTTTCGGAAAAGTATAAATCTTTTTTGTGGTTGTGGGATAAAACAGGAACTAGTCTCGCTAAAGAAATATTTTCCCATTTCAATTTTTCATTTTATGACTTTTCAGAGTCACCAAAAAAGATAATATCACAAAACATAACTCAAAAACATTACTGTGGTCTCTTCGAAGGACATGAAAATTATTCAATGATAGCCACAGCAAGAAATCCCTACACCCGTATTTTTTCAAGGTTTGTAATGAATTATCCTGATAACAAAATTACAATCGACTACTTTCAGACTTTCGTGGAAGATTTCTCACAATCACCAAATAATCTTTCTTGTTGTGATTTTGATAGAAGAAAACCAGATTTCTTCATTAGAATTGAAAATATTTACACCGATTATTGTAAAATTCCGTTCATCAATGAATCTGAATTGAAAAAAAATGGAACATTAATGATATTATGTAATAACAAAGTAAACAAAGCAAGGGGAAACTTTGATTGGAAAAACTTTTATAATCAATCTATTGCAGACATGGTTTTTTATTCTTGTCAAAAATATTTTGACTTATTAGGTTACGATAAAAATTCATGGAAAAAATAATTTTATGAGTATAGTTGTAGATACAAAAGAAACGGTGAATGGACCCCTTTATTACGGTGGTACTAACAATCCATATGAGGTTATCAAAGTTTGTGAAGCGTGGGGACTTGATAAAGACGCCTATTTGTTTAATGTTGTTAAGTATGTGGCTAGAGCGGGAAAGAAACACTCTGATAAAGAATTGGAGGACTTAAAAAAAGCCGCATTTTACTTAGAAAGAAAAATAAAAAATTTAGAAAAATGATTATTTGGCTCACAGGACAACCAGGTTCTGGCAAAACAACTATTTGTGAGAGAATAATTTGGGAAAAACCAAGTTTCTTTCATATTGATGGGGATGACTTAAGAAATTTATTTGAAAATAAGGATTATTCTGAAACAGGAAGAAGAAAAAACATTGAATTAGCGCAACAAATTTCTGAATACCTTCATAATAAAAAAAGAGATGTTGTCGTATCATTAGTTTCCCCTTACAAAGACCAAAGAGATAAGTTTAAACAAAAAATGGGGGATAATCTGATGGAGATTTACATTCACACAACTGAAGTCAGAGGTAAAGAGGATTTTTTCGTAAAAAATTATGAACCTCCAACTGAAAACTTTTTAAGTGTTAATACGACCGAGGAGGATATCGAAGAATCAGTATTGAAAGTATTAAACTATGCGAAAAAATAAAATAGATGAAAAAGAATTTTATCTCTTTGTTAGCAAATAGTAAAATATAGAAATTATGAAAAAAATTCATGTTGAAGGTGACCCAAAGTTAAAAAACACTGGTGGTAAACAGTATTCTATGGTGGTCGGAAGATTTCAACCTTTTCACGAGGGCCACAAATGGCTTGTCAACCAATGTTTGAATGAGGGTAAAAACGTTTTGATTTGTATAAGAGATATTAAACCTGATGAAAAAAATCCATTTAGTGCTGAAGAAGTGGAAGTTAATATAAAAAAAGAACTTTGGCGACTTATCGGAAATGAAACTGTAAAAGTTATTATCATCCCTGATATTGAGTCTGTTAATTTCGGTCGTGGTGTTGGATATGATATTATTGAACATGTTCCACCTGAAGAAGTTAAAGATATCTCTTCAACAAAAATCAGAGAACAAATGAAAGCTGAGGGAAAATTGTAATGGAAACCAACAAAATATATAATGGAGATTGCATCGAAGTGATGAGGACTTTTCCCGAAAATACAATTGACCTGATTGTCACCTCACCACCATACGGAGTAGGTATTAAGTACGACTCGTTCGATGACGACATGTATTTTGAGGAATACAAAACCTTTTCAAAATCTTGGTTGACAGAAGCTTATAGAGTACTCAAAGATGATGGAAGAATTGCTCTTAATGCACCATACGAAATTAACCGTCAAGATAAAGGTGGAAGAATCTTTATGATTTCTGAGTTATGGTCTATCATGCAAAAAATTGGGTACAAGTTTTACGGTTTGGTTGACCTTGATGAACAATCACCTCACAGGAGTAAAACCACGGCTTGGGGTTCTTGGATGTCCCCTTCGGCTCCATACATTTATAATCCTAAAGAATGTATAATTCTTGCTTACAAGAACAAACACATCAAAAAAGTTAAGGGTGAACCTGAGTGGGTTGGAGTTGTTGAAGATGTGGAACAAGAGGATGGAACAAAAAAGAAAAAGACTTTATATACAGAAGAACAGAAGAAAGAATTTATGGATTTGGTTTACGGACAATGGCCCTACTTTGCAGACACAAAACAGATGACCAAAGCAACCTTTTCCTTGGACATACCCATGAAAGCGATGAAGATACTCACTTACAAAAATGATTTAATTTTGGACCCTTTCTGTGGGTCTGGCACAAGTTTGGTGGCGGCTGTGATTGGTGATAGAAGATGGATTGGAATCGAACTCAGTGAAAACTATTGTGAAGTGGCTCGAAAACGAGTTCAACATTTTATAGATAAAAAAAATCAACCTGAACTTGATTTTGAAAAGGGGTCTTAACCCCTTTTTTTATTGTTTAGATATTTATATAAAAAAACTTTTTTATGAAGGAAGAAGTGATAAAAATGTTAGTTCAAATGCAACTTCAATGGAAGTTCTTACATTGGCAGACATTCGGAGACGCTAAACACAGAGTATACGGTGAAATATATGATGGCCTCGGAGAACTAATTGATGAATTTGTTGAGACAATGATGGGAAAATATGGAAGACCTGAATTCGATGAGCAGTTTGGACTGATGTTTCAAGATATAAGAGCTCTTAGTATCCAAGAATTTGTTGATGGAATTGTTGAGTTTTTAGTTTCTTTCACCGAGCAACTTGACCCGAAATATGATACTGACCTTTTGAATATTAGAGATGAGATGTTGGCTCTAATAAATAAATCTAAATTCTTGTTGACACTAAAATACTAATGGCAAAAATTATCAAACTCACAGAAAATGACTTAATTAAATTAGTCAGAAGAGTAATTAAGGAACAAAAAACCTTCGATTTAGGTATAAATCCTGGTCAAACTTTGGAAGGAAAACTTTCGGGGGACGTATTGACATTGATGTCACAAATGGGGGTAGTACATATTTTCAAAGTAAAAACAACTTTACCAAAAGGTAAGTTAATGTTCCTGTTCGGAAAAGACGGAAGATATTATGGGTACGACAAACGTGGGAAGAAACATGAAATCTTCCTCATCGAAAAAAGAAAATGAAAAAAATTATAAAAGAATCTGGTCTAAGAAACATTTCGGATTTGAAGAAAAGATATCCCAAAGCCGAAATTTATTTTCACTTAGACCTTGATGGTGTGACTACTGCAATTGCGATGAAGAAATACCTCGAGGCCAATGGTATTAAAGTTGTGGGTGCGCATACT